GGTCAGCAAGCATCTGCTAGTGTTGCATTCAATCCAACCACAGCTAGAAGATCTTATATTGCACAAAATATCGATTCGAATGATAGTAACATTTTTGCTGTTATTGTTCAGAACCTAGACACTAATACAACAACAAATGTCTTTAATACTATTCAGTGGAGAGAAACCAGGTAGTATAAACCACTACTTTAAATTGTTAAGAGATAATGTAACTTATAGATACAGCTTTAAGCCATCGTGTCTATGATTAGCCTCTACTTGACCATGTTGATCGTCCTCGGGATGATTGCCTATGCGGGTATTGAGGGGACTATGCGCGTTTTCACATACATTGAGTTGACACTCAGATACAGACTGATTAGACTTCAAATGTATTTTATGAAGCGTAAGTTGGAAAGACAACTTGGCTTACCTATCAGATTTGGCGACCTTTAATGGAAAACGAACGAGAACTATCCGACCTAAAGTTGGATAGGAAAGAATGCCCCAAATGCGGGGCTGTCTGGCTCAATGGAAAACACGTTTGGAGAGGAACAGGTAACAAAGGAAGTGAATTAGATCTTGCAGGTCTAGTTTGCAACAACTGGGGGGATCATAGTTGCATCAACCCATGTAAAGGAATGGGAGGTGGAGACACCTGGGCCAAAAGATTGGCATTTTTGGACAAATCCGAAGAGGAGATGACATGATGGATCCTCAAGATGAATTAGTAAGTAGAACAGAAGTTCAGGAGATGATCGATGCAGCAATACGACGACACAACCGTAATGCTAGTATCATTAGTATGTGCGTCGGTTGGGTGGTTCTTGCTTTATTTGCTGAGGGACTTCTAAGACTAGTTGGTGCCATTCCACCATTACTACCATGGCTCAAAATCACATTGAACTAATTGGTTGTATTTTATTATTGGTCTTTGGTATCACGATGTTCTATCAAGGAACAATGATCATGAAAGGTCATCGTGGTTATCGACATTGTGAGAGAGATCAAAAACAATCTCAAGACATGCGCAAAAGAATTGAAGACTTATTAAAGGACAAGTAATGGAACATCTATTAGGAATGGGACTTGCAATCATTGCAGTTCCATTTGTGTTAACCACACTCTATTTTGGTTTTAGAAAAGGTGGATACTATGACACCGAACACTATAAGGGAAATGGAACCGCCCATTAGGCAGAGGTTTCATTTTGCAGCATCTTCATTTTCAAGAATGTTTGGTGTAGAACACGTTACTACACCAATGATAGATTTCTGTTATAATTGGGCACTTACTGAAGAAAAGGCACCACTAGACTGCCTAAACCACACAGATAGATATTTCAGACAACTATGGGACACTTCGCACAGTGGGTTCTAAATAACCCATTCACTCTTGGAGCACTTTGTTATGCTCTCATTGTCGTCCCAATCTTGGGTATTTGGTACGTCCACAAACGTTGAGTTTGTTCCTGGAGTATTCATCATACTCTGTTGTGGACTGGCATTCACTGCATGGTGTGTGTACTACATACTTAAGCTAGCGAATGATGAGATGAATGAGTGAGGTATACCTTGGTAACCCGAACCTCAAGAAGGCCAATACGGCAATTGAGTTCACAAAGGAACAGATCGAAGAATTTATTAAGTGTAAAGACGATCCTGTTTACTTTGCAAGAAACTATATCCGTATTGTTTCTCTTGACGAGGGTCTTGTTCCTTTTGAACCATATGCGTTTCAAGAGAAGTTAATCAGTCGATTTCACGAAAACAGATTTAACATCTGTATGATGCCTCGACAGACTGGTAAGTCAACCACGTCGGTATCATACTTGTTGCATTATATTGTCTTTAACGACAGTGTGAATGTTGGTATTCTTGCCAACAAGGCTTCTACTGCGCGAGAACTACTCAGTAGATTACAACTTGCATATGAAAACCTGCCAAAGTGGATGCAGCAGGGTATCATTGCATGGAACAAAGGATCTATGGAGTTGGAAAATGGCAGTAAGGTATTGGCAGCTTCTACATCTGCGAGTGCTGTCCGAGGCATGTCGTTCAATATCCTCTTCCTCGACGAATTTGCGTTCGTTCCAAACCATATCGCAGATTCCTTCTTTGCATCTGTTTATCCTACTATTACTTCTGGTAAAAGCACGAAAGTAATCATGGTTTCAACGCCTCACGGCATGAACCATTTTTACAGAATGTGGCATGATGCTGAGAGGGGTCAAAACGAATACGTTCCAACTTCAGTTCACTGGAGTGAAGTTCCTGGTCGTGATGAGGCCTGGAGAGAACAAACGATCAAGAACACTTCCGAAAACCAGTTCAAGGTTGAGTTTGAGTGTGAGTTCCTTGGATCCGTTGATACTCTCATTAATCCTGCAAAGTTGAGATCCATGGTCTATGACAGACCAATACAATCAAGTAATGGATTAGAGATATACGAAAAACCAGTAGATAACCACGATTATGTTTGTACTGTCGATGTTGCTAGGGGTGGTGGTAATGATTACTCCGCTTTTGTTATTGTGGATATTACTGAATACCCACACAGAGTAGTAGCGAAATATAAGAACAACGAAATCAAACCAATGTTGTTCCCTTCGATTATCTACGATACTATTAAGGGATATAATAATGCATGGGTTTTGTGTGAAGTAAATGATATCGGTGATCAGGTTGCATCTATTCTAAACTATGATCTCGAATATCCTAATCTTTTACAGTGTTCGATGAGAGGTCGTGCGGGACAGATCGTGGGTCAGGGTTTCTCTGGAAAGAAAACTCAACTAGGTCTCAAGATGTCTAAGGCTGTAAAGGCAGTGGGGTGTTCCAACCTGAAGACAATGATCGAGGCAGATAAAGTTCTTTTCAAAGACTACGATATTATATCAGAACTTACCACATTTATCCACAAGAGAAATTCATTTGAGGCTGAAGATGGTTGTAACGATGACCTTGCAATGTGTTTGGTAATTTATGCATGGTTGGTTGCACAAGATTACTTCAAAGAACTGACGGACCAGGATGTTCGTAAAAGACTATATGAAGACCAAAGAGATCAAATCGAACAGGACATGGCTCCATTTGGTTTCATCAGTGATGGTCTAGACGAAGACTTTATTCAAGGAGACGATGGTACTCTCTGGAAAAAAGTAGATGATTTGAGTTCTACCTATGGTGATATGAGTTATATGTGGGAGTATTATTGATGAACCTTGAAGATAATTTTGATCTAGAACATTTATTGTTTGTAGAGAGAAAGTGCAGGGTCTGCGGAGAAACAAAAAATCTAATTGATGACTTCTACCTTACTAGAAAGGATAGAGGTTCATATCCATCCGCATATTCTTATGAGTGCAAAGACTGCACAAAGAAACGAATTATTGTAAGTAGAATGACAAATACTATATTTGATAGGTGGGAATATCCAGACTGGTAGTGTTCACGTCCTATTTCCCCATTTGAAAAGGTGCCAAACAATAAATAAATTCAGATAAACAAACTGAAACTTCTAGAGGAAATCAGATGGCTGGTTTAGGCTTAGTATCTCCTGGAATTAAGGTAAGAGAGGTTGATCTTACCCGTGGTGGAATTACTGGCGTAAGTGACCAGACTGGCGCCATCGCAGGACCTTTTGTTAAGGGTCCTGTCAATGAGCCCATTCTCATTGAAAACGAAAAAGATTTAGTTGACACCTTTGGTGAGCCTCAAGAGACCAGTGATCAATATGAGTACTGGATGAGTGCCTCTTCCTACCTCTCTTACGGTGGTGTCCTGAGAGTTGTTAGAACAGATGGTACGTCACTCAATAACGCTAACGCTGCAGTTGCAACTGGATCGGGTTCTTCGATCACAAACTTAAAACTTAAGAACGTAGAAGAGTATTATAACGGAAACGACACACCTACAACCTGGTACTGGGCAGCTAAGAACCCTGGTACTTGGGCAAATAACCTGAAGGTTTGTGTAATTGATGCTCGTGCAGACCAAACTCTCACTGGTATCACAACCGCAGGTATTGTAGTTGGTGCTGCTGTTACCCAAGCATTTGGTGGTGTAACTGTTGGTGGTATTGGAACTGCAATCACTCTTGATGGACACCTGAAGGGTATCGTTACTGGTATTGGTTCCTCATCGATTGATGTTAAGGTCACAAACCAAGTATCCGCAGCTGGAACACTTTCCAATGCTGATTACACTCAGGGTGGTGCTTTCGAATTCAAGACCTCTAGAGTTCTGAACATCGTTGGTGCAACTGGTGCTGCTTCAACAGAAATCACAGTTGAAAGACAAATCGGTGGTACTGACATTTCAACGGTAGATGGAAACCAACCAATCGGACTTGGTACTGCCTTTATTCTCTATAACACCTCAGCAACTTCTGTCACTATTGACCAAGCTGGTGGACAATCACTGGCAATCGGTGCAACGGGTGTTAATCTGTCTTCAACCGCTGGTGTTTCTACAATCGGTGCTGGCACCAACAACATTCTGTTGATTGGTGGAGAACTGATTGGTGTCGGTGAGACGATTGTATCTGGAACTGGATTTGTCGGTTTCTCCACAAGAGGCATCGATGGAACCATTGAAGCTGCACATAATGATGGTTCTACCGTTCGTATCCTGTCTAACGTTGGTGTTGCTGGTACGATCAGAACTGGTGCTACCGCAACTGGAACCATCCTTGGTATTACAACTCTTGGAAGTATTGATGTTAACGATTACATCAGAACTCTGAGAGTTGGTGTTGGAACTACTGGCGAACTCATCAAAGTAACTGGTATCACCACAAACTCAGCACTCACTCCTACCGCCGCGATCGACTGGTATGAGGGACAAACTCTGGGTCTGGAGAACTCCACAGTATATTGGAAGAACATCGCTGCTAAGCCTGGAACTTCTCAGTATGCCGCTTCAAGAAACTCAAGATTTGATGAAATTCACGTCGTAGTTGTTGATGATGATGGAAAACAGTCTGGAACATCTGGACAAATTCTTGAGAAGTTTGTAGGTCTGTCTAAGGCCAAGGACGCAGTACAGTTTAACTCACCTGTCTACTATAAGAACTACATTGCAGATAACTCTGAGTATCTGTTCGCTGGTTATGCACCTCTGGGTAGTGCTCTTGGATTTGCAACTGGTAACACCGCTTATACCCCCGCAGGTTCTGCATGGGGTCAAGATGCACAAGGCGTAACCTTCTCAGGTATTGGTAGATCGACCTACACTCTTCTGGGTGGTTTCGATTACGGCGGTAGCTACACTGCTCCTACCTACACTGCAACTCTTGGTGACCTGATGGAAGGTTACGATCAGTTTGCCAACCAGAGAGAGTATCCAATCAACTACCTCATCATGGGTCCTGGTCTTTCTTCTAGAGACGAGACCGTTGGTAAGGCTAACAAACTGGTTCAAGTTGCAGAAAACAGAAAAGATTGTGTTGCTGTTGTTTCTCCAAGAAGAGCTGACGTTCTGAACGATCAGGCTCCTCTGACCAACACCGACACTCAGACCAACAACGTTATCGCCACACTGCAAGGTGTAAATTCCTCCTCATATGCAGTTCTTGATAGTGGTTATAAGTACACTTATGATCGCTTCAACAACAAGTTCCGTTACATTCCTTGCAACCCAGACGTTGCTGGAATGATGGCCAGAACTTCACAGAACTCATATCCTTGGTTCTCGCCCGCTGGTGTAACCCGTGGTGTTGTCAACAATGCAGTCAAACTTGCATACAACCCATCACAAGCTCAAAGAGATCTCCTCTACACCAAGAGAATTAACCCAATCATCGCCTCTCCTGGTGGTGGTATCATCCTCTTCGGTGATAAGACTGCTCTTGCATACACTTCTGCATTCGACAGAATTAACGTTCGTCGTCTGTTCCTGACAATTGAGACTGCAATCGAAAGAGCTGCACGTGCTCAACTGTTTGAGTTCAACGATGCAATCACCAGAGCAAACTTCGTCAACATCGTTGAGCCTTACCTCCGCGACGTTCAAGCGAAGAGAGGTATCACAGACTTCCTGGTTGTCTGTGATGAGAGCAACAACAGTGCTGATGTAATCGACGCGAATGAATTCCGTGCCGACATCTTCGTGAAGCCCGCACGCTCTATCAACTTCATCGGTCTGACCTTCGTTGCCACCCGCACGGGTGTCAGTTTCGAAGAAGTGATCGGTACAGTTTGATCATTAAATAGTAACATCATCGTCTAATCATCTAACAGGAGTAAAAAACAATGCCTCAGCAAATCCCCAATACAGGGGCTAACGCGAGAACCCTGGATACCTTCAAGAGCAAGCTTCTTGGTGGTGGTGTTCGCCCCAACTTCTTTGAGGTTGAACTCAAGTTTCCAAACCTGGGCATCGACGACAACGATGTAAGTGACAGAACCCGTTTCCTTGTAAAAGGAGCTAACCTGCCTGCTTCTATCGTTGCTCCAATCTCAGTTCCTTTCCGTGGAAGAGAACTGAAAATTGCAGGAGAAAGAAGTTTCGACACCTGGACAATTACTGTTATTAACGACAGTAACTTCACTCTTCGTGATGCCTTCGAAAAGTGGATGAACGTTATCAATAAAGTTTCTGATAACGCTGGTGAAGTTGATCCAACTGTATACCAACAGGAAGCATACGTTCACCAACTTGGTCGTGCTCCTATCACCAATCCAGCTGGTGTTCCTGCATCTTCAGGAAA